TATTCTGGAAAGCTTTCCGCAATCCAGCTTGGCGTACACGCGCCCACGATGTTGATCCATGGGTTGCTAATAATCTTCTCACCTTCTCCCTTAGTGCCTCGTCCCCAGCCTTCATCCTGTCCGTCCCAGAGATCGACCAGTGCGTCGATAAGAAACTGGTTCTTAGGATCGAGGAAGGTCCCTAGCTCTGTCGCCACGCAGGTAATGGAAGAAGTTTCTATGTCTTCCCCTTGTTGGGTCTGGTAGAGTTCCTTTGAGTTGTAGAGCGCGTCTACGATGAACTGCCACGTGATGGACTTCGGACCGAAGTGTACATTATCGACCTGGGAGAGAAGCTGCGTCCCAACTCGGATCGTAGTACTTTTGGTCGCAATTCCTGGCGGAGCAACGAAGATGATGAAGAAGTTAGGCTTCCATTTGAAGAACCCCATGTCGATCCAAGTCTTGCCCTGGAGTGCCCCGGCGAGAGTATAAACTGCTGTCCAGAAATGGAAAGCGTCCGGTGCCTCCAGGTGCCTCGTGTAGCGCATATACGCTCGAATCCAGTGATCGAGCTTTCGCATGAGGGACCCCTACTTCAAGTGCGGAGGCAGGTTCGGGTCAATTCCGTAGTTTCTCGGGTCGATGAAAGCGATAGGGAGTTGGAGTTCCTTTGCCTTATCTACTTCTCTCTCTATCCCCTTCGACCTTTCCCAGTCAGAGAACATTGCGACGATGAGTCCAGAGGACTGTTCTAGGAAGCGAAAGTTTATGCGCTCCCAGAAGGGGCAGTCAGTGGGCAGATTGCATAGGTCCGCTGTTAGGTGCGAGTGAGCGATAGGAGAAAAGACGATTTCGCCCCGTTCGAGCATTACGCCGAGAAGCTTGCATACTTGCCAATGGCGGTAAACAAGCCCGTCTCGCTGTGGGTGTGAATAGGGAGAAGCTAAGAACTTGTAGGACATTTGGCTTCCTTTCTTTGGTGGAAGGGCTGGAGGATTTATGGAGACGTAACAAGGCATTACATCTCCATGAAACTCACGCAGCCGTCCAGGGAACTTCCTTACGCAGCCGTCCAGGGAACTTCCTTACAATCGCCCCAGGATTCGCGAGAAACCTTAATCCCTGTGGAGATAGTTAAAGGGTCCTCGTAGGGGATTACGATGCGGGTCTGTTCCTCTATATAGGGAAGAATGTCTGGGTAGTAGCGAACAGGGAACTGGCCTACGAGCGAGTCGTGGACCTGCATAAGGACCTGTACGCCCCAGTCCTGGAGATTATCTTCCATGTTGGCCCAGATGCGGTTAATGAGCAGGCCGACGGTGGACTGAGGAATCCAGGCAACGGCATCAGTCAGCACGTTCTGTATTCTATCAAAGTACGTGATCTCATAGCCGAAGGGATTAGCGATGGTTCTGTTCTGATAGAGCTGATGTTCAATTGTCTCATGCCAGTCGAGAATTTCCGGATACATTTCGAAGTAGGCTTTCATGAAAGCGTCGGCCTTCTTCTCACTGACGCCTAGCGTAGCTGCGACGGTGCGTACACTGGACATGTAGTTCGTGGCATGGCCGCCGTTCTTCATCAGCTGCCTGCGAGGATCGCCGTCGCCAATAGAGGAGTCATTCCAGATTTTCTGGGCGTTGATGCTATGAACATCTGCTCCCTGTTTAAGCAGGTTCTTTAGAGCCTCGCATCCGCTGTCCCAAGCAACGATCTGGATATCTGCGCGGTCCAGGTCGATGTCAAACATCATATAACCGCTATCAGGCTTAAAGAGTCTACGGAGCTTGGGCAGCCTGCGTTCATCAGATTCTCCGCCCTTACCCTTAGGGATGTTCTGTAGGTTAGTCCCCGTGCGGATTGGGTTTGCGCGGCTAGAAAAGCGGAACGTAATCGTGCCATTTACGTCATAGGTGCAGCGGATACGATTGTCCGCATCTGTTGGTGCTTTGACAAAGGTGTTATAGTAGACACCTAGACTGCGGTAGAAACCGATCTCGTCGCAGATGGGCTTAACGAGAGGTTCCTTCTTACCAATCTGCGGAATGGCGCTCTTGTCGGTCGTGGGCCGCTTCGTCTTTGGATGCAGGACTGGCTTAATCCCTAGCTGTTTATAGAACAGCTTGCCTAGCTGAGTAGGGGATTGGTACCATGGCGTCTTAGCCTTAGGGTCCACGAACTCCTGCGGCACGAGGTCGATTAGATACTGTGCCACTTGATTCATCTTCGTGCTTAACTCTTGGCCAACGTGCTTCCGCTCGACGTTAGAGTAGTTCACGCCCCGGAGTTCGGCGAGCAGGACACGGTCTTCAATGTCGTGCTGCCAGGCGTTCTGTTCTTCCTTCCCTTTCTCCTTCACTGCCTCTTCGAGAACGTCGCTAACCTCGTAGGTGACGCAAACATCTTTACAGTTATACTCCCAGAACTGGGCCTCGCCAAGATTCGGGTCCCATTCCTCGGACTCTTCCTTCCAGAACCTGTGGTAGGAACAGTAGAGGGAGGAAAGAAAGTCCAGGGCTTTAGGCAACGCTGGATGCAAAGTATGGTGGGCCGTCATGGTGTCGATGCTAAGGTTAGAGATGAAGCCCCACCACCAAGCAAAGTGGAACTGGTCGTAGTTAAAATTCTGGCCGGTAATCCTAATATTCGGATGTTGGTGAATCTGCCTAATTCGTTCTACGAGAACTAGTTCCTCGTCAAGGGACCAGTAACCTTGCGGCTTTTCTATAGTCATGAAGGGAATGCAGATAGCTTCCCTGGTGCTCCAGGCGAGACCTACGCAGGCAATATGGGAATGCCTTGTCTCGATATCGCTGGAAATTTTCAGCTCTTCCTGCTCTGCTCTCAGCAGAATTTCGTTCAGAACCGATAGCGCCTGTTCAAAGCCAGGGCGGAGAATGAAGTCGTACTCAGGGACAGGGACAGGTGTCCCGTCTGCGTAAGGAAGAACGCGGGTAGAGATATCATGCTTAAAGAGGATTCTCCAGGACCATTGCCTGAGAATCGCAGCTGGGTGGTAAGCAGGGACAACGAGATAGGTGTGTCCATGGATTTCTACAGACGTCATGAAGCTACCGCGCCAGTGGGTCATGCCGGTCTCGCCGGTTAGAGCCCAGAGGGCGGTATTCCCCATGACGACGATTACGTTAGGGCGAACGGAGTTGATTTCTTCGTAGAGCTTCTCCATTCCTCGCTGGACCTCTTCCCGAGGATAGCGGCCCATGGTGTATGGAAGGCTTTCCTTCTTCGCTTCTGTCTTGTTGGCGAAGAAGTTGTCGATCTTATTGTCCCGAGGGCGCTGCCGGGCGACGTTGGTGATGAACAGGCCGCTGTATTGCCAGATTTCCTTAACGTCGTCCCGGCTAAGTTTGTCCAGATTTACCAGGTCTCCTTGGGAGAGGTTAGGGAAGCTGTACCCACTTTCGTGCAGCATACGGATAGCTTCGCGGCCCGAGCCGCCGACGAAGGGAAACCCTACTTTCTCTTCCTCCTTGCCAGGGGCTTCGCCGACGAGCATTATGTTGGCACTTCGAGACCCTACCGGCTGCACGGGTGTCGCAGTCATTCATGCTCTCCGCTGTTGCCGAAGCTGGGAGCGAAACCGCCGGTGCTGCCATAACCCTTGTCGCCGCGTTCCGTCTCGTCGAGGGAAGGTACGACGGTGAGTTCCGGAAGTTCTATGGGGACGATGAGAAGCTGGGCCACCTTTTCGAAAGGACTGATCTTTATGGTGTCGTCCGTGAAGTTGTGGAGAATGGCCGCGACTTCGCCACGGAAACCGGAGTCGATAACCCCCGGTGAGTTGGCCACCTTGTAGGCGCGTTTAAGGGGGCTGCTGCTGCGCGTACATACTAACCCGGTGTACCCCCCTGGCAAGGCCATATAAAAGCCACACGGGCAAATTTCAGCGCTGTGAGGGCCTATTACAAGGCCCCGCCTAGCGTATAGGTCAAGGCCCGCATCATCAGAGTGCGCCCTGTCCGGAAGGAAGCAAGTGTCGTCGTAGGGCGTAATCTTGAGCTGCTTTAGATTCTCACTCATTGATCTTCCTCAGGTTCTCGTGGGCGAGGGCATAGTAGTCGTCGTTAAGCTCTATCCCTGTGGCAATCGCCATGAATTTTTCAGAAGCTTCAAACACTGGGCCTCCTCCGCAAAAAGGATCGAGAACTCTGTCTCCGGGGTTAGCGGAACGCCGAAGAAGGTTCTCGTAGACTTCAACTGGTTTTGCGGCAGGGTGTTCTGTCTGGGTTGGCTTCGGCACGTCAATGACGTCATGGTAAAGTGCCGTAACAGGACGCCGACCTTTTGCGGCGTACAGGATAGCTTCGTAGGTACGCCTCGGTCCCCAGTCAGTTCCACCAAAAGAACCAGTATTCCCTTTGTACCAAATGAGGGGGCGCTCCCAAACGTCCCAGCCATTAACGAAGAACGTGGCAGCGAGTGAGGGCCACTGGCGAATATCGCAGAACATATACAGATGAGCTTCCTGTTTACAGATACGGAAACCTTCCTCCGCGAGGGCCTGGGCCACCTGGTCGAGATACTCCGGACTGTCGTCGTACTCATGATATTCACCGTCCCGCTGCTTGTCCTTGTGGACATCGATGCCATACGGAGGGTCGGTTATGATGATATCGAAGGAAGCATCTTCGAAGGTTTTCAGGGTCTCTAGGCTGTCGGCCTGGAGAAGACTATGAGAAGTGTTGGAGGTAGAGGCTTCCTCTGCTTGCTGGCGCCGATGCTCGCGCTTCTTTTCCCTTTCGATAATCTTCAGGGCTTCTTTCTCGTCCTTAGCTGCGGCAACCATGGGGTCGTCTAGGTGGTCAGCCAGGGTCAGGTCGCGCTGGACGCGAGAGACTTGAGAACCCTTGGCCTGCTCTCCACGGATTTCGCTCGCGGTGTCAGTTACGGACCAGCCGGAGCCGCGATGGTTCGCTTCGCCATACTGAGAGACGCGCATTTCGTGGAGCCGTCTGGTAGCCTCTGCGCGTTCTTGCCACTCTAGGTCGTCGCGCAGAATGTTCTCCTCCAGCTCCGCTTCGAGGATTTGATAGTTTTCCATCTCGGAGAGGATGCTGTAGGGAACGTGGCCCACGGTCACAGGCTGTCCGTTATGGTAGAAAGTTTCGTCTTCTTCGTAGATGCTACGGATGGCGCGGAGGCGACGTTCACCCATGACGAGCGTAGAGGAATCGTCCTGGAGAACGATGGGATGGTAAAGTCCTTTCTCGAGGATAGAGTCCTTGAGTTCTTGGATCTTCTTTTCGTCAAAGTGCTTACGAACTCTCTCTTCGACAACGACTTCAGAGACATCTATTTCTTGCATTTCTTTACCCTTTCGGACTGAAAAAAGAGGGGGCATCTGCCCCCTCCTTCAGGACGGCTAGCCGATAGCGGCAACCTTGCGAACATTCGCACGGGGAACGCCGTCGTTTCCTTCGTCCACCGAGACCAGCACCTTGGCGGGCCGGCCTTCCAGCATCTTGATGGACTTGTCCTGGTCGTTCAGACCCAGGGTGTCGAACAGCCGGCCGAGGTCGACGTTCTTGCCTTCCTCGGTCTCCAGGCGCCCGGAGTCCTCGTCCACATCGAGGAACAGGGACTGACGAGCCACGACCTTTTCGCGACCGGTCTTCTGCTTGGCCTCCTCGCTGTGCAGCTCCCAGCCGACGTTCAGCATGTAGTACGGCTCGCCATTCTTACCGGTACCGTTCCGGAGATTGACGGAGTCGATAGTCGCCTCGTACTCGCCGCCGTCGGGCTGGATAACCTGCGTGGAGAGCGGCTGCTCGATGGAAGTGTTCATCAGGACGTCAGGATCGAAGTTCTGGCTCATGGTTTCCTACCTTGTTTCTGTGTTGTCTTGGCCAAGACTACTGTTGCGTGGTGGCTTCTTGCTTCTGGGCTTCTTGCTTTACGTCATAGCGGGACCTCCACTTTTGGATAATCTGTTTGAAGGAAGGCTCGATCTTGTCGGAAATGGGGACGTTACGAGCCTTAGTCTCTACGCCCGTGCTAGCCGTGGACCACTTGAACTGGTCGCTCACGCGATAGCAGTAGATCACGTCGGAGAAGTTCTTCGGGATCTCCGGCGCCAGGGCTTTGCCGAGCGCGTTGACCTTAACGACCTGCCCGCCGTTGATCTCGTCAAGCATCTTTTCAACGTGGGCCGTAAGAACGAAGTGGGCGTTAGTGTCGTAGCAGAGCTTATTGATCAGCATCATTTCCGTGTCTTGCGCCGCGCCCCATTGGGGCTGGGAGCGGACGAGACTGCCGCCGATAATAAGCTGCATGGCTGCGGTGTTCAGACCGCTAAGGCTGTCCAAAACGAGGACTTGCCGGTTGGTCCATTCGGAGACGTCAGGGAACTCCTTTCCGCACTCAGCGCATACGGGCTTGTGCATGGCTTCGAGGAGGCGGACACCAGCGTCGTAGTCCTTCTTGTTCGGGTCGTTTTGCAGGGCTTTTTGCATCCCGTCCCAGGACATAGAGTTCATGGTGCGCGCCTTGTCGATAAGGCTTTCCATCTTGCTGGCGACGGGCTTGACGTAGGTCCAGTGGTAGTGGTCGTGAGTGAGATCCGCTAGGACCTCCATGCCTGGCTCGGTGAAAATGACGAAGATGTCGTCAATCCCTTCCAGGTTATGAAGCGTCCGGATGCTGTGGGTTTTTCCAGAGCCCGTTTCTCCTTCGAGAAGGACGCGGACTCCAGGGATACTTTCAGGAACGGACATATTATTCGCTCCCAGCGATGGCGTTCTGCAGGTTGATGGCTTGGCGCAGCGCGTCGAAGGAGCCGTGAACGGTGAACAGGCCGACTCCCATGTAGCCGCCCGCGTTCGTGGACGGGGGAACGATCAGGACGCACTCAGGAGGTTCGGAGACAGCTTCTTCGTCCCCGTTGATGAAGGCGGTGAGTTCCTGGGCCTTCTGCGCCATCTGGTTCCGAAGCTCGATGACGGACTTCAGGTGCTCTTGAGAAAGAAGGGGGTGGCCGGAAAAGTGTGCCTGTCCCCCCAGGGCTTCTTCTGCTTCTGCTTGCTGGTAGCCGTTAAAGTCTTCGTTTTCGCTCATTCTTCTTCTCCTTAGTAGCTTTCGGTTTTCACGGGGCTCCAGTAGCGTTCTTCATAGTTGCCACGGAGATAGTCGTCGGGGTTCGGGACGGAGCAGAGATCGAGGAACTGGCATCCGCCGTAGCTGGCACAGGCGTCGTCGAAGTTCCAGTCGAAGAAACCCTCCTTCCAAGCGTTGACGATGGTTTGAAGTTCGCGCACGGTGGTCGCATACCAGCGGTCCAGCTGCCACTTCGGGATAAGATGCTTGGCCTGGGCGAACTTTATTTGAGTCTTTTGAATTGCCGTGCCGCGGACGATGTAGCCCTGAACATCGTAGCCGAAGCGTTGTGCGCCCCAGATGTAGCCGAGGAACTGAGAGCGGAGCTTCCACTGGTCGGCCCACGTTATGCCCATCTGCTTAGTGGTCTTGTCGTCAAAGACCCAGAGCATACCGGCATGGGTGGCCATCATGTCGTAGGTGCCCGCGTAGAGAATGGGTTCCCCGGTTTCCGGATGGATAACGTCTTCAATAGGTTCTGCGAAAGAGAACTCTACGAGGGGCTGTCCGTTGATGATGTAAGGATGTACGTCGTCAAAGGTGGGCGGGTACTCGCGACGGTAATAGGCTTTGTAGGCCGCAAGCATCCGGTCGAGTTGCTTCGGGCTGTCGCTCGGCGGATCATCGAGTCCGTATTCCTGAATGAGGGCGGCCGCGCCGTCGAGAAGAGCGTCCTCAAAGGACGTTTCTTCCTCTTCTTCTCCGTAGTAGCTCTTACGGAAAACTTCGTGAGCGCGGGCGTAGGCGGCCCCTGCGTTCAGGTCGGGGTTAAGACCCGTGGCTACCTTGTTCCGAAGGAACTCCCAATAAAACTTGTGCAGGCAGGACTTCGCGGTGCGGAGCATAGTTGCGTCGAAGACCTGCGGAAACGAAAGCTCGGACTTCGGCTGTCCGTGGACAGTAGGAGACTCTTCGAGCATGGTGGATACCTAGAGGTATTTAAGACCCTTGGGAACAAAGATACGAATCCTGCGGCCAAACTCGGAATCTTCTATGGAGAAAACAAGCCGTTCGGCCATACGCTGGAGTTCGTGAACCTGCGGGTCAGGGTTGTTGTTCTTTACTTCGTCTCGAAGAGAGTAGCGGTAGTTATAGAGTTCGTTACGAGAGATGGTAGCAGACTTGTCCGTAGGAACCTCTATGACTACGTCCTCTCCACCAGCGGCCCGCCGGATATAGTCCGCGTAGTGTTCGGGGTAGCGGTAGAAGCTTCTCTGCGCTGGCATAACGTGTCCGCCTAGAGAAGATCGTCGAGGTTCGCGGGCTTGCTTTTCGTGCTGCCGCCGTTGCTTTGCGCCTTCTGGCCCTTGCGCTCCTTGTCGATGCGGATACTCTGAAGCGCCCGGCGAAGTTCCTGGCGGGACCAGTCCTCGCCGCTTACGATACGGCGCCGAAGGTCATTGAGTTCATGGATGTCGAGTTCTTGCGGCTGGTCTTCCGGCATACGGGCCTCCTTGGAAGGGGCGGGCGTTTTGTGGAGAAGTAATGTTGAGTTATATCTCCACAAAACTTACCCAGCGTTACCCCTACATTACCACATATTGTGGAACCTTCAACCCTATGGACTTATAGGCCAAGGTTTCTTATTATTTCTACCAGGGGTTCACCTACCGGTGCTTAAGCTACCGGCGCTTGCCCTGGATGTGCTCCCGGAGGAGACGTTCTACTAGCTTCGAGTAAGCGCCCTGTTTAAGCTTCCCGGTAACGGGGTCAGAAAGGTGTTCCTTGACCTCGGCGTCCAGGTCCTGGTCAAGACGGATGTGGCGATCAATCGCCGGTTTTGCGCGAGGGCGACGTCCAGTCTTAGCCATTATTTATTCTCCTGTCGGTGAGGAAGAGTTTCGGAAAGGAAAAGTTCGAGCATATTGTCTACTTCATCTGCGAGAATTTCTCTCCAGTCAGACGCGTAGTTCATGTTGTGGATATGTGCGTCGATAAGTTCTGCTGGGATTCCTACCTCGCTTCCATGGGAGTGGTCTAGTTCATACCCGTTTCGGTGGACGTTGAAGACGATGCCGCCATTGCGCCGAATCCAGAGAGCTTCATTGTAGAAGCGGATATTTGGAACGATGGCGAAGTTTATACTCATGTTCTCTTCGATGGTTGCGAGAACGTCGTCCGCACGGATGAGCCAGAGTTCTCCGTGAATGATGTTTCTACCCCACTCAGTTCCTAGGGTCTGCTGTGCGTAGCGGGGAGAGACGCCGTAGCGTTCATCAATCTGTTCGCGTAGAACAGGGTCGGTGCATTGTTCGTAGGACCAGCCGAAGATTGCCATGCAAGCATGGTAGATAGGTTCGGGAAGATTGAGGATCATGGCTCCGTTGAGCTGGTCACGAAGAATGTTTGCTACCTCAGTCTTACCCGCGAACTTGGCGCCGGAAATTCCTATGAGTTTAGCCATTTTTCAGATGCTCCGCCTCGCTGATAGCCTGTTTGAAGGCTTCGTAGATTGACTTGTCCTTACCCTTGGCTTGGACAAAGGTTCCGCTCTGCCGCGTGAAGCAGATTGTTACGATGTGACTTGCTGCTGCTTCGAAAGGATCGCTGTTTACTCGGACTCTTCCGAGGGCTTCTGCTGTGTGGAAGAGGGTGCCGAGGCTGCGGGTTTCTCTCGTTTCACTAGCTTCGACGGCGTTTCTCCTGGACATGGGTCTTCTCCCTTCTGTCGCTTGTACTCTTGGATGCGGTCGTGTGCGTCGTAGTCGAAAGACACGCTAGTCCTCGTTGTGCCCTGGCCTTATAGCGCCATCGTCATCAGGTTCGTTGTTCTTGCGGAAGTCGAGGATCAGGTCGTAGACTTCCTGTCCGCTCCGGCAGCACATGAGCAGATTGTAAAACTCGCGGGCCGCTTGGGCAGTAGCTTCGTCAGGTGCGATCCATTCGGCGTAGTCCTCGCCTCTCTGGACGTAGCTGGCATTTACGCCTGCGTAGCGAAGGGCGGTGTTGAAAACTTCGAGAAGTTCGTTCAGACTTCCTGCCCCCTCCCTCAGGCAGTAGATGTAGGTCTTGTCTGCGAGGTCTTGGATTAACGGGTATTCCCAGCTTGCGATAGTCATTCTATACCTCCATCTGGGAGAAAGTTGAAGGTAGTCTTGGCCCGCGTGTAGGCGACGTAGAGAAGGTTGTTCTCCTGTTCCTTCATCCAAGGCTGGGTAGCATAGCGGGACGGGATGAGCCCCGGCTCGAGAAGATAGACGTTGTCGGCCTCCGTTCCTTTGGACTTGTGTATAGTGGCGAGGCTTACACCTTCGCTTGGTGAGAAGAGGCGCTCGAAGCGCTCGCAGATAGCTTCAGGTGTCTGCGCTTTTTCTCCTACGACGGTGATGGATTCGTACTTGTCTTCAGTCCTGCCGATGCGGCTCCATTGTTCTTTCTGTTCCGCGTCGCTTATTTCTTGTTCTCGCCAGTCTGCAAGCTTTTGCCAGAAGTCGTCGATGTTCTGCGCTTTAAAGGACTTGATAAAGCGGATCATCTTGTTGCCGAAGTCGCCCCAGACGTAAACTGCGAAGCGTCGTTTAAGGAAGCTCATTGCGAGCTTCAGAAGCGGAGCGTTCGTGCGGCAAAGTACGAGGTCCTGTGGCGTAAAGTTTTCGAGAGGAGGAAGGACGTCGTGATGGTTCACGGCGCCTTCGATGGCGCGTTCATAGGGCTCGAGTTCAGGGGCAATCTGTTGAGCTAGGCGCACGACGGACAAGGGGCAGCGGTAAGTTATGGAGAGTGGAAGCTGCTTCATAGAGAAGCGATGCTCTAGGTTCGTCATGCTGTTGCTGTCTGCGCCGCGGAACCCGTAGATGGCCTGCCGAGTGTCGCCTACTGCGATGACTCGGGAACGGTCAGGGTCGTGGAGAAGGGAAGCGAGGAACTCATGCTGAAGGGGCGAGAGGTCCTGGGCTTCGTCCACGAAGACGCAGTTATACTTGGGCATGTCGAGGCCGAAGTAGAGCGGGTAGAGGATCTGGTCGTCGAAGTCGATGGTCTTCGTTTCCCGGTAAGACCAGTCGATGGCCTGCTGCACGAGCTGGAAGACTTGGTGCTCCATGCCTTCGGGGAGGGTGATGTCGTGCTGGTCCGCGATCTCTTCGTAGACTGAGCGGTTGTTGGGAATGATGAACCCGGCGCCGCTGGACTTTCCTGAGCCGATAAGCTGCATGATGGGAGAAAAGGCTTCCTCCTTTAGCTTGTCGTTTGCGTTCTGCTGGACGAACTTCTTCATCTTGTTGGCGTCCATTTCGACTTTCATCTGCTTGCGGACGGCCTGGAAGCCCAGACTGTTAAAGGTGCGGGCGTCGACGTCGCTGGGTACGCGGCTGCGGAGTTCATCTGCGATGCGCTTGTTGAAGGCAAGAAAGAGTGCGAGTTCGTCGAAGGGTACATGCTGTAGAGCCTGGACGAGAGTTGTTGTCTTGCCGGAGCCGGCGACGGCTTCCACGATAGCGGAGACGTGCTTTGCTTCGGCGACGTGGGTGAAGATGTCTTGTTGATAGGTAGACCATTCAGTCAT